GAGTTAACAAGAGCAGATGAACTTAGAAATGAAATAGCCAGACTTAAAGAAGAAGGTTTCACCAAAACAGGCGATGAAAAATCGGATAAACGGAAGTCCACCCAGTTCTCCCAACACATTGCAGATTTGGAAAAACAACTTGCAATCGAAGAAAAGAAAGTTGAATTCAATTCACAAACCAATGGTACTGACAATGATATGCAGGGTGGTTCTGGTGTAGGGGAGAGAATCAAATATGCTTTTGATAGAGATGACGAAGTTACTTTCAAAAGACCTATAAAATACCCAAGGGACTTGTCAATGCAGCAAGACCATATGACTATACAATGTTATACCTATGAACCACCATACAGTGCGGAGTTCACAAAAACTGACGAGAACACTGATGGTGGTGGGGGAGCTGCTTTTGGTGCTCAAAGAGGGTCACCATTCAGAAAGAAAGTAGGTGCTCCTATTATATTACCCATGCCTAATAATATTCAAGACTCTAACCAGAGACTTTGGGAAGAGAGTAATATGAATAATCAAGCCCTTGATGCAGTTAGAAAATCTGGTTCAAATACTATTTTTAAATCTATCCTATCTGATATTGGTCTTGGTCAAGTTACGGCAATGTTTGACAATATTGGTTCATTAGTTCAAACAACATCTCAACAAGCTGGTAGGGCTGATTTTGCTGCAAATAAAATGAGTCAGATAGTTGCGGATGCTGGATTTGATGTCAGTTCAGATCAAATATTAGCAAGAACTGGTGGGGTTATTGCCAACTCTAATACAGAACTTCTATTTGCTGGTGTAACTCTGAGATCTTTTGAATTTCAATGGTTACTAACTTGTAGAGATGATAAAGAAGCTCACAACATAAGAATGATTCTTCGTGCATTTAAAGAATGGTCTGCTCCAAGAAAAATTAATAAATTGACCTCTGGTGATCCAAATGCAGGCGGTACTGGTCTAGCTGGTGGACCTTCTTACTTCTTGGGAACACCAAACGTATTTAAACTTAGATATGAAACTGCTGGGAACAAACCTATTCTTGGTCTGAACAAATTTAAAGCTTGTGCTTTGAAAGATATTAGTATTAACTATACTCCAGAAGGTCAATGGATGGCCTATGAAGGTGGTCAACCTACAGCATACACTATGACACTCCAGTTCACTGAACTAGAACCTGTATACAACACTGATTATGGTAAGGCGATAGCACAAAAAGATAGAAGAGAAGGTGAAATTGCAGATCTGGAAGAAAGCTTCGTTGTTAATCAAGATGATCCAAGCACATCAATGATAGGATATTAAAATGCAAGGTTATTTCTCATACTTACCAAATTTACTATATGTCTCTAGATCTCCAGATAGGAGTTCTAACGACGAGTATACTCCTGTAAAGAATATCTTTAGGAGAGCAAAGATTCGTGATGATCTTGAAAATGTAGTTACTTCCTTCGAGGACTTTTATATCAGAGGTAATCTCAGACCAGATCATCTAGCATATACTCTATATGGAGATCCAAGATTTGACTGGGTTATATTGACGGCAAACAATATAACAAAAATTAGAGATCAATGGCCACTCACAGACTATGATTTCAGAAAATACTTGCTAGAGAAATATGGTAGTGAAGAGGCACTAACACAAGTGCATCACTATGAGACTCTTCTATCTACAGATTGGGCTGGAAGAGTTGTTGTTCCAGCTGGATTGAAAGTGGACTCTAATTTTGAACTCAAATATACTCAACTAAATCAGCAAGATCAAAGAGTCATAGAATATAGTAGAGGATATCAATTAGAAGACCTTGTAACTATAGATGAAGCTGGTACTGCAAGAGATCGTTCTGGTCAACCAATTAGACACAACAATGTACAACCTGTGACTAATTATCAACATGAAGTTTCGGTAAATGATGCTAAAAGAAGAATTAGAATCATTCGACCACTATATCTGAATACTGTTGTGAGTGATATGCGGAGAGCAATGAGATATAAGAAATCTTCTCAATATATTAGTAAAACACTTAAGAGAGGATATAATCCAAGACTTAGTGGGGCATAAAAAAAGGGGTCTTGCGACCCCTTTCTTATTGTTTACTCTTCAGCGAGTTTTTGGAAGTAACTCAGTGCGTCGTCCTCTTCTTCATCTACGTCAGCAGATGCAGCAGTGGCACTTGCACGGAGGTTAGAAAGTTCTTCTTCAACAGTGTCGCCTCTACCTTCACTCAAGTCCTCAAGATCTTCATCTTGTACTCTGCGTGTAGGAGTTACAACTTGCTTGTTTCCGATAACAGTATCCAAACGTGCTTTGAGTTGTTCATATGACTTGAACTGGTCAGGAGCAGTGAACTCACTAAGATCGTAGATCTTGTTGTAGATCTCTTCTAGTGCATCATCATCATCTAGAAGTGCTTCTGTCTTACCAAACTCTGAACTATCATAGTTCCAGAATCCAGCAACCTGTTTGATCTTCAACTTGAAGTTAGCACCCTTCCAGAAATCGAATGGGTTGATTGCCTCTTCATCATCGAACTCAGGTTGCATTGCAGCAGTGATCTTATCAAAGATCTTCTTACCAAACTTATAGAGTTTGACTTGTCCTTCGTTCTCAGGATTACTAGAATCTTTTACGATATAGACGTTTGCATAGTAAGAAAGCTTACGCTTTTGCTTACGAGCAATATCTTTATCAGACTCACGACCACTGTTCCAGAGACTACGATTAAGTTCTCCAACAGGATCATCCTTACCAATAGTAGTTAGACTGTTCTCAATATACCAACCGCCTGTTCCTTGGAAAGCGTGACTCCAAACTTGAGTCCATGGCAGTTCACAATTAGCATGTGCAGGGAGGAATCGGATAACTGCGTATCCATTACCCGCTTTATCTACAGCTGGTTTCCAAAGACGTTCATCAGTATTGTTACCCTTCTCATTAAGTTTCTCAACCTTTTTCATCAACCTTTCGGTCAAAGAACCTGAGCGGGATTGTTTCTTTAGTGCAGCAAATGACATTTGTATTCTCCGTATTTTTGTATTGTAGGATTGTTTGTATTATACCAGATAATTATGTAATAGTCAATCTGGGATGTTTTCTTCCAACTTATCTAAGGTTAGAGTCAGAGTGTCAAAAAATTCTGAGATATTTTGACCTTCTTTTAGTCCCAAAAACTTGGCAGACTCTAGGATCTGCTCTTTCATCTCAATAGCATCAGGATCTTCCTTCTCTAGTTGCAGTCTGAACATAAAGTTCCTCTGCTTTTCGAGTAGTGTTCTCATCTTTTGAATGTGCAAAAGACCACCATCTACGGTAGGAGTTCTCATACCATTGATTGCCAGTCCTGACATGATATCTTCTTGTAACTCCTGTATCTCTGCCATGGCAGCTCTTACTGGAGCAGATCTAAAAAATTCACCCATCAATCGAATCTGATACTAATACTATTTATTTGTTTTGGATACCCACATAGGTAGGTATATTAGGGTAAAAGCACTACCCCAAAATGCTAGAAAAACGTATAAGTGACTACCTCTGTGAGGGGAAAATGCGAACCCTAAGGCTACAACAATTACCCAAATGTAGTCTACCATACCATGAAAGGTTTGCCAACCATCACCGTATTTTTCTATAAGATTTTCTCTTTGTTTTGCAGCCCAAGGCGAGACATGACGCATCATCACGAATCCCTCGTTGAGAAACATGATAGCAAATCCTATCCAGAATATCATAACGGTAACTTAGATCTAGAAGTGCGTTTTAAGTAATTTAGTTCAGTTGCTTCCGCTTTCAATTTATCCTTGAGAGGTTTCGAGATTAATTTTCCAACTGACTCGAACTCAATATTATTCTCTTCGCAATAACTAATGATTGCTTCAATATAATTGAGCTCGGTGTCAAGTACCAGTTGTTCAACATCAGTAGTGAACTTGTTCTGGTCGAGAAATTTCTCTTTTAGTAGTTCGTTAACTTCTTTCTCCATACTCCCCGAGCTTGTGGGTGACGAATTCTTTAATATACTTGGTAAGAAGCTTAATATAGTCACGTTTGTTGGTTTTTTCATAAACTTTCACATCTCCATTATCAGCAACCATTAAGGTCACAATCTTCTCCACCGCAATACCTGTCATCTCAAAGTACATACAGGCATATGCAGTCTCTTGAACGAAATAGTTTTCTAACCACTTCTCTGGTTTAATCTTTTTAGATGTCTTGAAATCTATTACCGCTAACTCTCCATTGTATTCGGCAATGCAATCAACTCGTCCAGCAATACCGAAGTACTCACTATATAGGGGTTTTTCTAATGCGTGAATATTATTGATATTATTTAAAGAGTCCCTTGCTGCAATCCACCTTGCTTTTGTGGAAGGCAGAATGTCCTTCATAGAGTTGATATCTTCATTCAAGAGATATTTTTCAACCAGATCATGAAACTTAGTTCCCCTGTCGGTGGCAACCTTTGTGATCTTATTGGCTTCTTCCTCACCCACTTTCTTTCGCCAATCCTTGAATGTCTGGCGATTATAAAAACTGGTTATAGAAGTAATAGAAGGAGCCTTCTTTCCACTCGGAAGAGTGTAATATCTGACTCCATCTATGGTATTGGCTTCTAACTCAAAATCACCAAGTTTATTCAAGTGTGTAAACATTATAAAGACAAAGCGAGTTTAGTAACCAAGTAGTTTCTTACTAGACCAGAGCGAACAATGTCATCTAAACCGAATTCAACTGTACCGAAATCATCTTCCATGATCTCAATGATACGTTTAAAATCTAGGATGCCATTCTTCTCATTGGATTTTGTAAGATCCGTTTGAGTAGAGTCACCACAAAATATAATTTTACAGTTATCTCCTACTCTTGTTATTATACTATCTAATTCATGAAAATTCAAGTTTTGCATCTCATCTACTAA